GTATGCTATAATAATCCTTGCTGTGGGGACGTAGCTCAGCTGGGAGAGCGTTGCGTTCGCAACGCAAAGGTCGCGGGTTCGAATCCCGTCGTCTCCACTATTCAGGAACCGCTCAACTAGGCCAAAAACGGCATGGTTGAGCGGTTTTTCGTTGTTCCCCTGTTTGTCACAGGTAATGTCATTTCCGCTTGCGGAAACCCTTTTTCCGTGCCTCTGTTGCACGAACTGTTGCACGAATCGATATTCGGAATTGCCTATATTACGGTAGTTTCCACGATTCATGTTTTCTAAACTTTACTACGAAGTTGCACGATTTACAAGTCCCATCTTTCCCAAGCACCCTCACGTCCCGGTTTCTGATGCCACAGGGCGCCTTCATATTGAGCGCCCTTGGTGTCCAGGAAATACCACCAGTCTCCTTCTATGAACTGCCAGCCTGTAAGCATCATGCCTTTCTCATCGAAATAGTACCAATGCTTATTGATATCTTTCCATCCATAGGAGTTCTGTCCGTCTCTAAGTCTATAATACCATTTCCCTGATACATAAACCCATTTTTCCTCAGCTTCATATGCATCCGGAATCTCATAGACTGCTTCTACATGTCCAATCTGCAGAGGGCGTGATGGGTCATTACCAGCAAACAAGAGCTGATCCCCCACTTTCAGCAGCTCCGGATTCTGAACATGTCCATTCACTATCTTTACTGGAACTGTCTCAAAGAGTCTTGAATAATAGATGCCTGCGGTATTCAGCGTGCCTCCTGTAGCATAACCTACCTTATTCAGGGAGAGCATCTGAGAAGATGAGCAGTCTGAATAGTAGTTCCCCTTATAAGGAACAAAGCAGTACTCCCGCAGGTTCTGGTTATAATAGTTTCTCCCGAGGATGGACCGATAGGTATCATGATATACTTTTCTTCCAGCCTCAGTAATGTCCTTCAGACGCCGGACACATACCAAACCTTTTCTCACTCCATTGGACGCCTTCTGCCCATATCTGGAGGATAAATAGGCATACATATTCTTGGTTGATGGTCTCCCGCTGCCATGACCACAAATGATGATGTTGCTTTCCTTGATCATATTCTCCTCCTAAAAACAGCGGGAACCGAAGTCCCCGCCGATTATCTTTGATCGCTTAATTATTAATTTCCCTTGCCGGTCCTGTTCCTTTTCTCTTCTCCGCGGACATTTTCCGGATAAGCTCTGCCTCCGCGGCCTGTGCCGGTCCCAGAGCCGGGAGAACTAAGTTAAACTCATCATCTGTCATTAAGTCGAATTCCTCCGTCTTAAACGGGCCTCCGGCCTGGACTCTTTCTTCAAAGTCTGCACTTCTCTGTGTAATCTTTTCCTCCATACTGTTTCCTCCTTAATCCATATAATAGTTATCCGTACTGATTTTTAAGACCGCTCCCATAAACAGGTCTACAGCAGCAATCGTGGATACCACCTGTTCCCCACATGGCAGGCCCCATATTCCTGCCAGCGCTCCATACAGAGCGCCTGCCGCCGGCAGGACAATCTGCGCGATGTACTTCAATACATCATAGGTTTCATTGGACATCCGGAACATTTTAGGATCACCTCCTATGCAAACTTGTGCTCTTTCCAGCACTCATCATAGATACCACGGATATGTTTAATAGCCTCAACAGCTTTGTTATTCTCAAATCTTGGATGATCTCTGCAGAAAAACTCATATGTCTTTATGTCTTCCAATATCTGTTCAAAATACTCTTTCGAGTGTTTCATATTGTTATATAACTCATCGTCAAATCTAAGGATCCGCGTCCGGCTGGTTATGGCTTTCTGTTCTTCCAGCTGATATGAAAGATTTTCTACTTTCGTATTCATCTTGTTTACTTCATCAAGCACTTCCTTTATCTGCGGCTTCTGGACTATGTTGGTCAAAAATGCCCAGAAGCCCGAAGAGGCAAACACGGCAAGAATAAGTGTCATAATCTGTTCGTTCATATATTTTGGCCTTTCTTGTATTCTTTCCTTAGTTTTCTTCATTATAAAAAAGAAGGTGGTGGGGTTTCCCCCACCACACACTGCTGTGTTTTCAGTATCACTTCTCTTTCCAGGACTTGAAGGCATCATCATCTTTGTACAGTTTCTCCCCCTTATAGGTGAGTTTCTCCAGCTGCCGCATCATCTTCTGGCGCGTTGTCGCATCAGCATTGATGAATTCTTCTTTGTAAGCTTTCGTGATCTGACTCTTCAGAGTGCTCGGTTTTACATCGAGCATATCGATTGCTCTCTGTGCTGCCTGAATCTCCTCATTGCTATATCTTCCTATGGAATCAACAGCATTACTTGTTGAGAAACCACCGATAGCAGCATCAGCCAGGTCTTCTCCGTACACTTCAGCGAGGTCCGCTCTTATGGAAAGATATGTTTCATAGTCCCCTGCATCTCTGGCATTCTGTGCTTCTGTAACCTCCGGCAGCTCTTTTACCTTCTTCTTAACCTTATCGTCAATCTTCTTCTCATCTCCGATATCTTCTTTCAGGTTCCGGAGGATGCTCTCCGCCTCATCAGACTTTCCTTCTGCATAAAGCTTCATAGCCCTGTTTACCTTCCATGAAATATCATCACTGGTTCCGGATGCATTCATGATGTCATGCTGCATTTCAGATACTTTTCCTTCTGTCGGAACATCGAAGACTGTTCTGATGACAGCTCCGGTATCCCTTACCAGGTTATAGACCGGAATTCCGGTGAAGTATGATATCGGTTTTGCAAACTTGTACATGACGCCCACAGGAGTCAGCTTTGATTTGCCGTTCTTATATTTATCCAGTTCCTGCATAGCATACTGCAGATACTGGAATCCCTGCATATCAATTCTGTTTACGCTGTATCCGGAGAATATGGATACGATATCCTTCACCAGAGGAATCATATTCAGAGGATTCCAGTTATCGGTAAGGTTAGCCGCGATACCATCCAGGTATTTCTCCCACAGGTCCTTATCGTCATCATCTCTTACTGCATCGATTACTGCTGCGGCGATTGCCGTAGTGAATCCGGATGCCAGCCATACTCCGGTTATGAATCCTGCGCGGCGCCGGTTCTCCTTCGTATTATCCAGCGCAAGGTCTGCGTAGGCCCTGTAAAGCATATTGAAGGATTTTGTCGGCTCAGACATGAACGCTGTGTAAAGTGTCGGCATTCCTCCCTTCTTCATAAGATTTGACCGGTGCAGTACGGAGTCTACCACCTGTGTTCTATCGATAATTTCTGACATCCTGCTGCCGGCCTGCCGGTAAAACTCTTCTGTTCCCTTCTTCAGTTCCGGATGCAAGGCCTCCGTCTCTGCCTGGCAGGCCATCCAGATTCTCTTCCAGGTAATTTCATCTCCTTTGCCGGCGAGATTCATTGAGCTCTCAATCAGGCTCTCTTTCCAGGTATCAGGACCCGTGAGGATGGACTTCATGCTTCTTCCTGTATGTACATCAAAGTAGCCCCAGTCCTTCCACTGTGCTATCGGGCAGTATTCCTTGCAGCGCTCCCATTCTTCATCAGATACATGAATATGTTCAAGCCCCTTGATGAGATACTTTGCATCCATCTCAGCCAGTGCTCTCACATAAGCTGTAGGCTGCTGAATTGCCGTTCGGATGTTCCAGCCCACGGAGGCAGACTTCATACTGTGTACAAGACCACTGATGGCGTCTCTCTCCTTCGTGGCAGACCCATTAACATCCTTCATCAGCTCCTCAATATAGGTATGTGCCTGTTTTCCGAAGACTCTCTCCAGGTCCTGTTTCATATTTCCGATATCTGCATGATTGAAGTTATACCATGCCTGCATATCTGACAGAGGAACCACAAATGCATTATAGCTTCCCATCTGGTCCGCCTGTCTTGCAAAAACATCAAACACATCCTCGATAATAATCGGATTTGAAGCATTCTTTACTGTAGACTTTGTGGATCCCAGGTTCTTCAGGGTCTGCATTCCCTGTTCCAGTGCCGCGGATGTTGTAGCTATATAGTTCTTATCTGTCACAATCGGGAAATAATCCGGAGCCATAAACTTCTTATATCCATAGAGCTCCATAGAGACTTCATTTCCCCATTCGGATGTTGTTGTGGTGAAGAATCTTGAAATGCCATCTGCTACCGCTTTCTGGGCATCTGTCAGTGTTCCTGTGATCTTCATCACATCTCCGCGGGTGATCTGTGTGGTAGTATTAGACTTATCAATCACCTTACCTACCTTCACTTCACGTCCCAGGATCGTCTTTATCTGTGTCCGTGCGCTCGGTGCAAGCCGGATTCCTCCGGCAGGATTGTACAGATGTTTATAGGCCTGCTGCCGCTTTGAGAGAAGATACAGAGACATAATCTCTGATGTGGTCATCTCAATATGGCCTCCGGAGACATCGAAGGCATGCTTTTCTGCATCCGCAGAGCTCCAGGCCTTGATATCCTTCTGTGTGACTCCATTATCCTCCAGAAGCTTTGCCATATAGTCCTGGGCAATCTTTGTGTTCCGGATCTTCTTATCCAGGCCTGCGCGAATTTCTCGGTAAACCGAATGTGCCGCCTGTCCAAATCTTCCGAACATTGTATTCGCATCCAGCATCTGGCTCCGGAGGAGGAAATCTGCAGAGCCAAGCAATCCGGTTCTTTCCATCTTTGCTTTTCTCTGCTGCAGCTCGTTATGCTGTGCCACTGCCAGCTGCACTACACCTTCATATCTGTCATTCCCATGGAGCTTGTTTGCCTCCTGTATGGATTTCTTCATGGCAAGGATGGTGTTATACAGGTTCTCCAGCTGTACGCGGTTCAGGTTCTGGACCTTATCAATATCTTTCACGGAGTCCTTCAGCTCTGTCATCCGCTGTACCAGGTCCGGGTCAATCTCCATATACATATCATTGCCTTTATCGTCCTGGTACACTCCGCCCTTCGTAACAATGGCAGCATAGATATCCTTCAGGTCATTCCATGCCTTGGTTCTCTGTGTCTCCTCACCATCCCTGTTCAGCTGATTAGAAGAGAAATCAATGGAACCTAAAAACTCTGCCATGACGGTTCTCAGGCCTTCCGGAACATGCTTTTTATCTGTCGGTTCTGTGAGCCACTTTCCAAGCAGCTGCACCTCTCTGATAATATTGGTTCTTGTCTTTGTAGCTTCCGATCTGTCTCTGGCTTCCTGCAGACGCTCCCGTCCTCTCTGCTGTTCTGCCGCGATCCTCTGATTTTTCTCATTACGGAGAGCATCCATCCTGGCCTTCATTTCTTCTCTCTGGGCTACCGAGGATTCATTCCACTTTGCCCTGATATCCGCTATTTCCTGACGGTTTCTCTCCTTTACTTCTCTGAATGCCTTGTCATACTTTTCTCTGATATCACGTTTATAAGCTTTAATCGCCTCTTTATACTCCATTCTTGCCTGATCAATCTTCGCCTGCATCTGGTCCATCTTCGTTGCCGGCTTCGCCTTGATGCTGAAGAAGTATGACATGATATCATGACCTGCAATAATCGACATCTCGTCAATATTTGCCTCATAAGGATTCGATATCTGCGGTTTCAGCTGATCTACTACGTCCGCGATCCGGATGAGCTGATCTGCCGGATTCGTAATATCTGCAGGAAACATCTCCGGCCAAAGTCCAGACATCTCCTCATAAGCTGTATCTACCCCGATACCATTCTTTGAGAGCTTCAGTTTTCCGAAGTTTCTTCTCCGGAATGCCTCATATCCTCCCTCTGAATCCAGGCTGGCTTTATCCTGGTCAGCCAGTTTCAATTTCAGGTTTTTGATATGATGCAGGAGCGGTCTGTACTGCTCTACCATAGAGTTATCTGCCCTTGCAGAATCATTCAGTACATTCCTTGCAATTCCTGCTGCCACCGACGCAACTTCGCCTCCATCCGGATTCTCTGTATCATGCATATACCGATACAGTTGAAGCATCTGTCTTGTAAGCTTCTCAATATCATATTGTGATTCATAGGTGTCCAGGATAAACTTTGCACCCTTTTTGACATCGGCTTCCTTGATTTCTGTCTTGCCCGTCAGCTGCAGCTCGCGGAACAGTGCATCATTGGCCTTCTTCAGATTCTCGTTTTCTTCCTTCAGTGAACGGACATCCACAATCTCATCCACATCATCCACCGAGAATCTTACATCCTCATTGTCATTCAGGACGCGGAGGCGGTCCTCCTCATTGCCGGCCACATAGTATCTGATATCTTCTACACCTCTCTGTTCCAGCCCTTCCGGTATAGCCTGATCGACATCTGTCGGAAGAATAGCCATGGCGATCTCGTCCCATGCAACTACTCTTTCCGGTTTTGCCTCAAACATATTGACCGGAAGCTCCCTGGTCTCTTTTATGATATCAGAGAACTCCTGAGCTGCCTCATCAGACAGATCGTACCTGTATCCTTCATACAGCTTCTTCAGAGCTGCAGGACTGGTCATCTTCTTCTCGATGCCCTCAATAAGAATCTCTCCTATACTGTCTGATTCCATGAATGAATTCGGATCCTGTCTTACCTGGTCTATAGCCTTGGCAAGTCTGGTGTTCAGCTCGTCCAGTTTCTGATTGTAAGTATTGGTATCGGTTGTCTGCAGACTATTAGATGCAGCCTTAATATCTTCAATCGATGCAAATCTCTGTGCCGCGGAGGATCTTACACTCTTGATTCCTGCAATAAAGCCTGCAGTATTCTGAGCATTTCCATTTCCTTCATTCAGCATAGCCCGTACTATATTTGCCGCGGTTACATCATAATGTGTCTGTTTGAAACTCTTCCGGTTTCCCATCCTGGTGTATCTGTCTTTACCGTTATAAATGCCCTTACTCTGCTCCACCCCATCAAACAGGTTATGCAGCCACTCCCTGTATTCCGGAGACTGCAGAGTCTCCTGCAGGTATGCACTTCTCTCGGAAGCATCCGTTTTCGTCTCCCTGGTGACAATCTCGTCCTCTCCTCTGAGCAATGCTCTCACTGTCTTACTGAGATTGATATAATAACCAATCCCCTGTTTTCTGGCCATCGATAAAGCTTCATCGCTATCCAGTCCGAATTCGGATACCATCCTCTTTGCTACAGACATCATATAATCTTTGGATTTTACATTGCCGGCTTCCAGCCTGTCTCTTCCGATATCATCAATGATATATTCAGCAAGAGCTCTTGTATTCTTATCAATCGGTTTTCTTCCGGTCTCTGTCTCTATGGTCTTTACCTGAGGAATTTCTTCTCCCTTTCCTGTATCATAGAGAAATGCCTCTGCCATCCGCGGATTGTTCTGCTCATCCTGGATGATGTTGTTCACCCCTCCAGCCCTGTTCAGGGTATCCTCCAGCGTAACTCCATATTTATACAGAGCATCTGCAGCCTGCCGACCATACTGTCTTTCCAGCTCATAGAATTTGCTGTGCAGGCGGTTTCTCGCTTCCTCATTTGCTTCATACTCGATCTGCGGGAATGTCGGTGTCCATGCGTCTGCACTGTACACCTTGTTTTTCTTATTCTTCGGATCAATAGTATCCTTCCGGAACACCAGAGAAATGCCTCCAAAGTTCTCATGACCGATATCTGCCTTGGTGATAGCAATGCTCGGCATCGGGAGTCCTTCATATTCAAACATCTTCTCCAGTTTGTCCGAAGTGATGTTGTGAACAGCTACCAGGTTCTTTGTGGCCTCCACCTGGGAGTCCATGCCGAATCGGGGTTTTTCGTCGATGTCATCGACGGAAAATTTCTTGCCTTCTTCTGTCGAATCTGTTATATTTTGATTAGACACATTGGGCAGGAGTCCGTTTCGGACGTTCTGGTATTGGCCTATTGGCAAAACCGCTCCTGAGAATGTGTCTTTTATATTTATATACGTCGATATTACTCTAATCTTTTTTCTTTTTGTATCCGGGATAGCTTCCATCACATAATAATAGTGATCACCAATTTTTTTCTGAAGACGCACCACTGCTGCAGGGCTATTATCTTTATTTGTAAATGCAGTTCTTTCACCTAGTAGTTCAATTCTGTCATATGTTTTTTCTATATATCCAACCCTGGCAATGTCTTTCACATCTTTCATGCTTCTGTCTTGAGCGCCCTTAACACCATGTCTTCTCCAAATATGCCCAGCCTCGTTTGCTCCTAATTCGGATCCGAAATCCTCAACAGATAATCCTGTCAGTTTCTTTATATCTTTTGCATATCTCTCAGGAATAATTTTATTGATAATTACACGGTCATGGACGTCTGCAGTTTTATTAATGACAGAATTCATGAAGTTTTCTACTGACACATCTGCTGCATCTATATAATCCTGAGAGTATTTCTTCTCAGTGCCATTTTTCTCCAGCTGCATTCCCTTCCGGCTATTCTCACTAGCCTTCGTAAATGCATCCATCCACAGGTTCCGGCAGAGTTCGTATTCTTCCTTCTGGCTTTTGAGTGCTTTTGCAACTTTCTTCAGACCTGCATCCGACATCATCTCTTTCATGGCGTCGATCATGTCATCGAAGAAATCTATGATCTTCTGTGCCAGTGTCTTATCTTTCCTGATAACCTTATCAATAAATTCCTGATCATTCAGGAAACCTCCTGCGGAATCAGCGACAATCTCATCTATCACTTCATCTCTGGAAAGGTCCTTATACTGTTCTGCTCTTCTGTATCTCTCAATTTCCTCATCAATGTTAAGGCCTGCATGAGTTAATGCATCTACGGTTAAATCCCTGTAAGTCTTATATTCCTTCTCTGCAAAATCCTTAATAAAGTGTGTAAGCTCATGTCCTTTTGTCTGCAGGTCGTTCTTCGCATTAACATTGAATGTAAATACTCCGTTTGCCCGGTCATAAGACCCACCAATATTTGATGCAGCATTAACCACTCTCATTTTCATTCCGGTTTTTCTTCCGAGAGTTTCATAAATGGTTGCTGCAGCTCCAGTAACATTTGCCTCATTGACAAAGCTTCCGGTACGCTCCGGTCCATACGTTACATTTGACAGCCTCTGAGCAATAGCTGCATCCTCTGCGTCATAGTCAGCCACACCTGCCTTGAATGCCGCCTCCTGCTGTTCTTTAGAGAGCATAGCGATATAAGGAGACACTGCACTGTTCTGTCCCATACCGTATCTTCCGGCATCATACATTGCCCGGAAGCCCTTGGTATACTCGTCCAGGTTCTCCCCATCATAATATTCTTCTGCTGCCCTGCTGCCGTTTTCTCCCAGGTCACGGAAAAAGGATTGCAGTTCTGTTTCCTGCCGTTCTTCCGTCTTTGTCAGTGTCTGATCAGAAATTAAGTTGTTCTCCGCTGTTCTTGTGTTATTGTTTTTAGTTGTAGTATTTTCGGTTGTAGTATTTTCAGTTGTTGTATTTTTAGTTGGTGTATTTTCGGTTTCCTTCTCCTGATCAGCTTCAGATGCATCCTGTGTCATCATCTGACGAGCAATTTCTTCTGCCTCCGCGGATGATTCAGTTCCTTCATATTCCGGATAGTATTCATCCTGTGCATACTGGTCCTCATATTCCTGATTCTGTGCAGCCTGCTGCTCCATAGCCTGCTCTGCAGTCTCCTGCTGCATTGCCTGCTGTCCTGCTGCCTGTGATGTCAGACCATCTGTAACGAAGGTTGCCGTGGTTCCCGGAATCTGTCCGCTCCGGAGTGCCGCCCACTCATTCACTGCCTGCAGGCCCGGATCCTCTTCTCCGCGGAATTCATAATCGCCTATCGGGGCCATGCCATTTGCCAGATAGGCTTCATTCTGCAGATTATTTGCGCGGTTCTGGATATAGCGGTTTGCTCCATAGTTGAAAGTTGCTACAGGAGCACCCAGAAGACCGCCGGAGATTCCACCGATTAATCCAGCTTCTCCAGTCCTCTGTAACAGATCGAACAATACCTGCCGTTTGGCTTCTTTCTCTGTCATACCTGTAGCTACGTATTCCCGGAAAGCTATTTCGTTCTCAGAGTTTTCTCCCATGATCATCTGGTCTGCCATGTTATCCAGGACTTCAGCAAACATTTCTTCAGATGCTTCTACTCCGATCTGAGAGCCAATATTCATGACCAGTTGCCGTACTGTTTTTGTTGGATTCTCCTGCAAAGCGGCAAGCCCCCTCACATTACCAAGAGAAGCAAGCTCTGTGATATACTCAATGGCACCATTTGCAATGCCCAATGTTATGGCCTGTGCATCTGAGGCTCCACGGTCTTTCGCGTCTTTAATTGTAGACGATGCCACCTGCATACCCATCATAGCCACACCGGCTTCTCCAAAGGGCAGTCTGGCAGCATTTTCCAGTGTTGAAAGTCCTGCCTGTGATACTGTAGCAAGGGCAGAACCTTCTCCAAACTTTTCGTTTGCCGCCTCTATAACGCCTCTGCTGGCTGCCGCCTGAGCATTGGAGCCAATGTACGCAGCTGAATTCGTATCAATCGGCCTTCCTTCCAGAATATTGATCGCTGAGTACAGCGCACCTTCTCCAGCCCAGAATGCATTGTTCAAATCATTCAATACACCTTTTGCCGGATTCTTCTTTGCCTCTTCATACTGCTTCTTTACTACATCCTCAGTCATACGCCGGTTTGCCTCCGGCAGGATGGTTTCCAGATATGCCTGTGCCGCCCGACTTCCGAACTTCCCATTGGCATAGTGATACAGGTCCTTCTCTTCTTCGGACATATAGTCTACAGGAGTAGGACCGAAATTCCGGTCAAAGTCAGCAGCGGAATTCAGATTGCCAAATGTAGTGCCGCCTTTCAGCTTCTGGACATTAAACTCCGGATCCTTCTTTGCCTCTTCCAGGTCAAATATTCTTTCATTTTCCTTCTTAGAGTATCCTAAACCGCCATCCTTCCTCTCATTGATGGTGTTCGGTCTTTCATAATATGTAATCTTGTTCGGGTCCGTCTTTGCAGTCCGTTCCGGTGTCTTCTGCTCCTTTGGTTCCTTATACCATGTGGAGCTCACGACAGCACCATCCTTCCTGTCATTTGCTGCGCGGTTCCTATTCCGGTATTCCTGCATAATGGCAGGAGATACCGTCTGTGATACTGTCTTTGTATTGTTCGTTCCAGTCTGCTTTCCCGGAGTATAGGAAGCGGCCGTCACCGTAGGTGCGACCGTTCTATTTGCAGTACTTTTGAAATTCTTCTTCCGATAATCTGCCAGGAAGGCATCTGCTGCCTCCCTGGAGTTTTTCGGTGTTGTTGTCTGTGCCACTGATTTCTTTTTTGTCTGTCCAGTCAGAGTAATTTCTTCTCCTTCCGTAGAAAGATTTGCTCTCCCAGACATGTCAGCATAGGCCTTGGCCTGCTGTGTTCTATAGTAATTGTCCTTACCTATTGGTGACACATATGTCGGATTCGCCTTGCGTTTCTCCCGATATTCCTGAAGGAACTCATCTGCTCTTTCTTTGGAATTGCCGGCATAGACCGAATATACCTTCTTTTTGCTCATAGCCTGCTCCTATAATTTCTTCCTGACCTTGAGTCCGATACTCGACATCGGTGCCCACTTCTCCACAGGTGTTTTCTCCGGCAGAGAGCTTACATGGTCATGGAGTGCTGTACTGATATCTTTCCGCGTCGTATTTGTTGTGAGTATGCTTTTTGAATTCAGAAGACTCTGTGCAAGGTCATTTGCAGAAGACTTGCCATGCAGAGCAGCTTCCTGTGTTATGATGCGCTTTGCGTCATCCACTGTAATATCGCCGTTGTATGGTGCATTTGTGCTCTTATTACTTGTTCCTGTGCTGCTTCCCCCACTGCTCCGTCTTCGGCTTCCGCCTCTTCCGCCTCCGCCGCCTCCGGAACCACCGGAGCCTCCTGCTGCTCCTTCCAGGGCTTTCTGATACTGCAGTGTCTTGATATTGTAGTCCAGATCGGCATCCCGCTGCTTCAGTGCCCATTCCTGTGCCCAGCGTTCTGCCTCCGCGGCATCCTGTTCTCTCTGGTATTCCATGTTCGCGTCGAACTGGTCCTGTGCTACCATGCCCTGATACTCTCCGTAATCCTTCGCATATTCGGAATCGTATCTTCCGGAAAGATAACTCAGATTATTGAAATAGTCTCCTACCGTATCTCGATATCTGCCATAATCATTGGCATATTCCTGCTGATATCGGTTGTTCAGGTAATTCAAATCTGTATAATAATCTCCTACCGTGTCTCGATATCTGCCATAATCCGTGTCATCCAGTCCCTGTACCGTGGATAGCTGTCGATATCGGTTCGCCTGGTTATCCTGATAACGCTGATATGCCCGGTCGTAAAAATCCATAGCCCGGTCATTCAGTCTCCCCAAATATGCATCATAAGCCTGCTGTCCAGCTGCCTGGGAATATGTAGAACCATATCCGCCTGTCAGCGACGCTGCATTCCCGGCAGCATCTCTCATGGCCAGGTTTCCTTCTCTTGTGTACTGATCCCGATACAGTTTATACAGATCATCCGACAGCATATCTTTTCCTGTATATGAAAACTCCTTTTCATTCAGAATACCTGACAGGATGTCCTGAATCTGTGTTTCATATCTACTCTGGAATGCTGCCGGCTTATTCGCTTCCAGATTCTTTAATTTGTTCTGGTAGTTTGTTACCTCTGCTCCTTGTGTATAAGGACCCGGCTTATCACCTTCAGCTTCCTGCAGACGATCATAATAATCTTCTACAAGTTCGCTTCTCTTGTATTTCCGTTTTGTACTCCTTGAGGATTTCTTGCTAGACTTACTTGTAAGACCTGTGTCAGATGCAGGACCGGTTGGCAGTGACAATCCAGTATATACTGCATCACTGCTCCTCGATGAGCTTCCCGGTCCCGATGTATTGGTGTCAGCTGCAGACGGGATTATTTCAATCTTTCCAAGTGCCATTTAGCCCTCCTCCGGCGTTACGCCGTCAATATAGCACTGTGCATAGTACAGAAGCCGTTCTGCCGTAGCCTGTGCATTCTGGTCTGTAAGTATCCTGTCTCTTCTCAGATTATCCTGGACAATATTTCCCTCGGCATCAATCTCTGCGTATACGGTAGAAAGCCGGGTTCCCTGTGCTGTAATAAATACGGTTGCTGCCGTGACTTTGTTCATGTTGATACCTCCCATTCTTTATATAAACTTGTAATATATGCCTGCGCTAAGGAACCGTAATTTGTCCCTTTATCCTGTTTCTGTTCTTCTCTGGACTTTCTTGGAATCTTTGTATCCAGTCTTGATGTGCTGTATCCTGCCTGTTTTGCCTTGATCTCCCATGCAAAACGCAATCCTGGCGTTCCTGTGATAATGAAATATTGCGGTGTTCTTTCGGTTACCTTCAGTATGCCTTCGTCGTAGCCCTGCAGGAATACCTGGTATGCTGTTGTATCTGCCACATCCAGGAAACGAGGATCCAAATAGATATATGCATATCCATCATCATCTATCACAGACTCCCCTATATCTCCAAACATTGGTGATGCCGTCTCATACGCCGACATCAGGATAGTTCCAAAAGGAGTTTCAACTGCTCTGTTTTTCTGCCCTGATGCGCTGAAATCTCCGGATACATCCATATCTCCGCGGACATCACAGTAATCGACCAGATAGTCAGATGATTTCTTTGTGTCAAAAGAAAGACCATCCGGCGTCAGTTTCGACGAATATTCCGTCGCGGTATCCAGAAGCATTGCATCTTCGATCAGCTTCACTTCATCAACGCCAATCCACGCTGTCGGATATTCTGTTGTAATCGCTCCTGTCTCCGTGTCCCTGTATGTGACTACCTTCTGGATCTTGATGGCAGAGTTTTCTGTTGGTGATATAGTCATGGTGGCTTTAGGTGCCCCTGTTGCCACGTTCTTTGCACCAGTAATGAGCACGATTCCGCTTCTGTCATATGTTCCGATGGTAGTACCAGATGCATCTTTGATAAGCAGGACACCGTTTTCATTATTATTTCCGCCCAGAGTTATAGAACCTCCATGGATGTTTGAGCCAATGATAGTTGTCTGGCCGGCGGTCTGCAGATTATTGAATGTAACAGCTCCATACAGGGCAATCTGTGCAGATACAAGTGCTGCCATCTCAGGTGTCAGCTGCATCTGTGTCTCGCCGCCACTGTCCTTTACAAACATTATGATCTGGCCTATGGCCTGCTCTATCGCTGAGGCTGCATCTCCGTTCGACAAGTACTTCTGATATGCGTCCGGAGAGAAATTATCCTCTGGCTCCAGATTCATGAAGTTATATTTCAGCTGTTCTGTAAGCTGAAATATATAACCCTTCAAGGCATTCATGCTTTGTATGGAATTAAGATCCCCAAACTTATTTGTATCAAATGTACTCATTTCCCGCTCCCGTCTTTGATGTACTTTGCGATACCGTACAGTTTCACCTGTCCTTTGCCTTCAATTTTGTATCGATATCGTGTTGCTCTATGCGGAATAAGCGGTATCATATATGACTCTTTATCAGAGGCATGAATTGTCTGCAGCCTGGTCCACAGTTTTTCCTTCCCTGACTGAAAAAATACATCCGCCCAGGCTCCGCTCTCCAGCTCCAGCATCAGCTGCAGCTTCACAAGTTTCTTCCGGTTCGGTGTGCCTTCGATCAGGTCTCCTGACTGCAGCATCCACTCGACAGTTTCCTCCTGATCCTCATCTTCTACGGTACGAAGTCTGCCGGCAGCATCGATATAATACAGTTTGCCTTCTCCGTATGCCATGTAGAGTGCCCGTACATGGTCCTCTGCATCCCAGATGTTTTTCTCTGTGTCATAGACCATCATCCGCCATCCGTCCTCGAAATGGATGGAACAGTAATATTTGTTCTTGTACTGGCCTCCTACCGCTTCTGTATACTCTTCTGTGATCTCATCCGATACGGAGGATGGAAGCGCTCCATCATATCGACAGATATTGTTCCGTGAAGCATAGAACAAAGTCTCATTTACGATGCAGATGGACTTTGCACATCCTGCTGCCACGCCGCGAAGAGGCATTGTTGTAATCTGTATATTGGATGGTTTGTTCCCGTACACCTTCAGGATGCTGTCCTCCTTCATGAAGAGAACATATCCCAGATGCGTCACAGCTCCTGTAAAGTCTCCGTCAGACCCTACAGTTGCCGCGTAGGAGTCTGTACTGATTCCTTCAAATGCATTCCAGTTGGTTGGATCTCCAAGCTTGCTCGCATAAATCTCATGATTGGCAGAACTGCAGCCCCACAGCCGGTTGTCAAACTCTGTGATGTAGTCCATATCAGGAGCTTTCTTTTGAACCGTAAGCCCTGAGGCCTGCGTGACAGATGATGTTACATCACCGATGACCACGATATAATCTGTTCCAATTTCCTGGATAACCTTAGAACCATTCAGCGAAGACTGGCTGCATCCTGCTATGACTACTGAGTCATACGCTTGAAAGTTTGTATTAATCCCTGCACAAGTTATCTTTATGAATGTTGATGCATCGGATACTGGTGCTATCGTTGCAGATGAGCTCTGAACCCATGTTTTCTCTATCTGTGTCACTTCCCCGGATGATGTATTGTAGACAATCTTATCCGGCCAGACACAAATATAGGCCCCCATACCTACCAGTGTCTTTTCTGTATCACTTACCTGTGCTACTACAGCTCCGTTATAGTAAAGGTTGGTTCCATCTACATAAGCCAGCCCATTCTTCCAGTAAAGTCCATGAGGACTCTGAAGCTCTGCTATTACTTCTCCTCTCGCGGCCCTCGTAGCGATAGCCGGATAATATCTTGTGGACATGTTTTTCATGTCGGAAAACTGGTTGGAATTAATCTGCTTCTGCTGATTGATACCTGCCAGCTCCCCTATCATCTCCCTGCGGAGGCCGGTTGTTCCTAATGTGGGAAGTCTCACACTACCACCCCCTGATTACTCTGGATGTCTTCGGCAGGTTCTTTCTCCGATACCATGCGGCGAATTCATCGTATGCTGCCTGATGCATGGCAGCGTCATTGTTATAAGCCTCTATTTCCATGTCGGTATGATCGCACATGGCCGCGATATAATAGATGTACAATGCACAGAACCGGTCCGGTGCCAGCAGCTCCCTGTCCTGGTCCTGGTCATAGATGTAAGGAACGAATTCATCATCATTCCCTTCCGCGGCATTGATGACCTCATCGTTTACCTTACCTTCAATTTCGTTTAACCACCTGGTCTTATCCTCTGTCCCGTACTGGTTCGGATGCAGGCGGTCCACCTTTGCAAAGAGCTCTGCTATTGTCATTTCCTCGTCCTCCTTGTTATGTTTATATTGCCTTCTTCAGATACAAAAATCCCCCACGACACAGTTTTGTGCCGCAGGGGAGCTTTTATGCCGGTTCGCCATATCTTCGATATGACATATTAATGTTTTCTTCTTTGATGTCACAATATATCATCGTTGTTTCAACTCTGGAATGTCCCATCAGAGCCTTCAGGTCCTGCAAAGGACATCCCCTTGCAGCCATTGCGCTTGCATAGGTCCTCCTGAATCGATGTGGATGTACATCTTCCACCTTTGCTTCTCTTCCCAGGGCATCCAGTAGCTTTTCTATGCCTCTCTTAGTAATTCGACCATACGGAGACACTACCGAAGCAAACAATGGCCTCTCCTTCAGTTCTTCCTGGGTAAGCTTCTCTTTTACCATTCTCTGGTTAAGATACCTTATCAGGTAAAAGCTGCCGGTGTCATTAATATAACACCGTCTCTGTTTATTCCCTTTTCCTACTACAACAAATTCCTGCTTGTTAAAGTCAATGTCTTTCACATCAAGTGAGCAGCATTCGCTGATTCTCACTCCTGTACTTAACAAAAACTCCATGATCGCCCGATTCCGATAGTTTTCACCACACGCCACCCTCAGTCGTTCCAGGTCATCCGTAGAGAATGCTTTCTTCAACCTTTTCTCAACCTTCATTGTTTCAATACGTTCCAAAGGATTTCTGGTTATAACCCCCTCGCGAAACAAAAAGTCATAAAAGCTGTTCAGATACCTTCTCTTGGAAAGAATCGTAGCCATTCCATTGCCCCGTTTCGTTCTGCACATTCCAAAGTACCAGCGAAGGTCTACTGAATTAATCTCTGTAAGTGCTTTGCCGCAGGCATCGCGGAGAGCCTTGATTTCTCTCTCATACATGTCAATAGTGCTCTTCTGTCTTCCGCTTATTAGCTTAGAAGCTCGGAAGAAGTCTATAAGGTTCTGATCCTGTGCATTCATCGTAGTCTGCAGAGCTGTCGTTTGTTCCCGCAGCTCCATTCCGTGAAACTTAATGAATAAAGTGTCCTTCAGGGAGGCCAGCTGACATTCGCTCAGCTGTTGTGCCATCTCTTCACATACTGATAGCAGAATTCTTTCCAATGTCATATCTTCCACCTCCTGCTATAAGAGTATCAAATGTGTTATCCCCCTATACGGACAATGAGAAAAATATTATTTCTGTTTTACAGTATGTGAAATGGTATCATTTCGCCGAGGTCGGCAAAATGTTCGGAGGCTTTGTTTCGTTCGCAAAATGAAATCTCTGTCCCTCTGTACGGTCAATGAGAAAACGATTACTCTTCGTCTGGAAGGTCTCGCGTGATACCCGGTTCGCCTGGTTCTCCCTTTACCCCGATTTCAACGAGTCCTTTTCTCCATAGATCCCGTGTTTCCTCTTCACTTAATTCCATTGCTTCTTGCAGCGTCATATTTTCCTTTCTTTTGGGGCACTAAATGAGAAAACGATTATTCTTCGTAAAGAATCTGCAGTCCATAGGCTATGGCAGCATCGTGTTCAATTCTGCATCCTCTCGCCTGCTCCCATCCTTTGCAGAAATACGCAGCGTGGCAGAGAGACATATTCTCCAGGGACTTTGCTAAGAAGCAGAGAGGGATCTGAACCACTCCCCGCTTTTCCATGTTTTCTTTGGAATACCATTCATCCGTGAACAGGGTATTCACAACTTCATACCCCTTTTCGGTCAGGGTCTTTACAGCTTTGTCTCTGGTTGCAATGATCTCCTCATCAGTTTTTCCAGCCATTGGCTGAGATAACATTACTTTCATATTTTTCCTTTCTTTTTTGGCGCTAAATGATGCTATTACGTCAGTATCATCTAGGTTAGGCATTGGTTCGGAAAGACGGATAACAGCATCAGCAAGCGGATTGTCGTATCAAGATGCAACCACATCACCCGCTTCTGATATATGGACATATAAGCCAAACTATAAATCCTTCACATTAAGCCGTACAGGCATTGCTGTTACATTCACCACTCCGGGAGTGTACCTTGTGATTGAAGGTATGCAACGGAATAATGCAGGATTTACATCAAACATTGATGCCTACATTGTTTCGTTTGTAAATAACTCCATAACATATAACAAGATATACAGTGGTCAGACTGACTCATATACAGTAACTGTTGATGGAGCGACTATGTCCTTTATAGGTTATTCTGCGGCTAGAAACCTTGGCATAACCGCAACGCTTCTTTCATAAATCGACTCCGTTTTCGGGCCTGTCGCTGATGCTTTAAAGAAGCACGGTGGCACTCGTTTGTAACCAATAAGCATTATTCGAATGCGCTATGAGGCGAACTCCACCATCTTTATATAAGCGGAAAGTGCCTGTCAGTCCATTTGAAGATATAAATGGAATATATCTGTCAGATGGTGCTTTAATGTTTGTCAAGGTTCCAATGTCTTTCCATGTTGTTGGCAGTGCCATCGATTCGGCTTCTTTCGTTATCAAGATGCTCAAGACATTCAAATGTTTTCGAAAGTAAATGTTCGCAGATTTGCCATTGTATGAAAGTGTCAGCATCTCTTCAACAACGTTTGTTAAAGAACTATTTATCGCGTCAACTGTTGTTTTGTTCGCCTTAGTATCATTTAATGTACTGACTGCATTTGTTACAGTACCATTACCAATGCCGGAAATATCTGTTGTTCCCAGAAGTTTCTGAAACCACCTGACATTCTTTACTGCCTTCGACATGATGCTCATCAGAGTCTTCAGCGGTGATCCGGATGTAAGCTTCTCCATGGCGGTATATTCAATAATTTCGGCATCCGTTGTTGTATCCGAAGTATTGAACGTAGTTACTGTATCACCAGTTTCTCCGCCTTCTTTGTTCACTTTCCCCTTAATGGTAGGTCCTACCGACGCATCCAGTGCCCCCTGACCGGCTGTTGTAGTATCCAGGTTGGTCACCAGTGTCGGCATAGGTCCGGTTGCCCCCCTGGGGCCCGTTGGGCCGTTTACTCTGTTTACATAAACATAGGAACTTGTCCCTTTTCTGTATACTCTGCCATTATCCGCATCATCAATGCCTGCACTGATAACTACATATTCTCCTTCAGCTACGTCTGTTCCGCTGAAGTCTGCATTCATTGCACTCACGGAGGCATATGTCTTTGCATACTCAAAGTTTTTTCCCGCTTCTCCCTGAGGGCCTTTGATATTCCCGATCAAGATTCTTCCCATTTATTCATCCTCCGTGATGTAATACAGATTCCCGGTTGTTGAATCATATTCAAATTCAGGAGCCGGCATTGTCTCCGGATAATCTACATAGAGATCGCCGGCGGGTGTTACAAACATTGTGAACAGGCCCATGGAGTACACTGTCACTCCGTTAATCCCCGGATCTCCTTTTTCTCCCTTTTCTCCTGGGTCACCTTTCCACTCTCCTGATGCAGCTCTCTGGTTCAGGTCATCAATCATGGCCTGCACTCCATCTTCTGCAATAGTTATTGCAGCACCAACATCATTGAGTGCTTTCGTTGCATTTGCTGTGAACAGCTGCATATCTGCAGCCCGTCCTGCTTCTGCTGCCACTCTGGCAGCTTCATTTGCCTGTCGGATTTCCTCAGCATCTTCACGCAAGTCCTCTGCTTCGACTCTTGCGTTTTCGCTGATTTCCAATTCTGCAAACTTTATATCGATCCTTCGTTCCAGGGCCTCTAGCTGTGTCAACTGACCTGCCGTTCCTGAAGGTGCATCTACTGTATCCCCACAGTACATTGTTGCCTTGTATGTGCTGTATCTGACATCTCCTGTACTGTCATAGGCGCGGATTGCAACAAATATTACTCCTGGCTGCTGCAACATGGAATTTACGATGTTGAGAGTCAGGTAAATGTAATCGTCATCTATGGTTTTTTCCAGGTCCGTAGTGTCTAATGTCCCATCTTCATACTGCAGGTCAAACTTAAATGTCAGATCTGCAATATCCGGCCCTGACCGTATTCTGTCGATCCGGAATGTCCTTGTCTCGGAATTACTATCCGAAGGAGTCCCGAGATACTGCTCCTTGTTATTAAAGAGCATTTCTCTGTGTTTGATGATTATCATGTTCCCCTCCTATGACAAAAGCCCCCGGAGGGGCTTTTTTAAAGCTGTTCCAGGCCTTTCTGGAAGTCTTCCTGCAGTGCTCTGGAATATCGCGTGAACATAGCGTCCTGCCGCTGAGAGTCCCGGAGGACATCCGCTACATATTTCGGAACCTGTACCGGTTCTCCTCTGGGAACCACTGTTTCGATGCCATTCACAATTACATGGACATCATCTCTGTACCGGTTATCATCCAGAGGAAGTTCTACCGTTACCATTTCGGTTTTCTGTTCTTCCATCACCTGGTTCTCTTCCATTACCTGGTCATTCTTTACTTCTCTCTTAGCCATACTTTCTCCTCTTTCGGAAGATGCCGGCGGAGGCCGCCGGCATTCCGTAATGAACATTCATGACTAATTCGCTACACCCTCATTTACATCAGAGCATGTCTCGATACGAACCATGTATTCCTCAACGAGTCTTGCTGCAGTCTTCACTGCCTTCCAGCCGACTGTCGCTCGCTGATTCAGCGGATCTGCGGTGCCACCGGATCCCAGCTGCTTCACAATCGTCTGCAGACCGCCTCCGGTTACCTTTGTGGTACCGTAGGCATTCTTACCGAGAATCATAGTTGCATAGACATCTCTGCTGGATGCACCAGCACCGGCAAAGATCTTTGCCTCGGAAGTCTCCACAAATCGTACTCCCTCAATTCTTCCGATCTCGCCGTTGTACATCTCATCCGGACGGCAATACTTGTGGGCCTCGATCCATCTGGTATCCTCCGTAAGGTCGAAGGTAACATCCGGATGGATGATTCCTACATAGGCATCACCAATCTTCGGAGCATTCTTTCTCTTCAGTGTACGGACTGCCTTCTTGATAGCCACTACCGTGAGCTTATCAGTAGCAGTCAGAGCACTTCTTGCAGTCTTCGTGCCTTCTCCGTACTGGACATTTGTGCCGCCCACCAGGACTTCTCTGGTGATGGTATCCAGTGTACGGCCTGCCTGATCTCCGATTTCCTCCAGGGCCTCCAGGAGGTTATTATCAATAGCCGTGAGAATAAGCATGTCGGACAGTCTGATGAAACCACCGTACTGTGCTACAGTCGCGGTGATCTGGCTTGCGCTGAGTGCCTGCCCATCCGGAGTTACGCCCTCCGTAAGAGGAGTGAGCGCCTTCGGAAGCGGAGCATATTTCCGGAACTGAATGGTTTTACCTTCGTTCTTCGGAATATCTCTCTGCTGCGCGAACTGGTCATGGACAAGATGCGGACCAGCAAGGCGGATCAGCTCCTTGTCATAATATGTTTTCATCTCCACAGAGAGGGAGCTCTGTGTCGTTACGTTCGTTACATCATCGAACAGTCTAAGGTTGAGTTTCAGCCTCATAGCATCCTCCTTTAAAAGCTGATGCGCTCCCCCGCCTCTACTCTTTTTCGGATATCAATCAGGTCCTCATTAGTGAGTTTTGAGGGGTCGCGTTTCGTCACAACCGCCTGTCTTGAGGATGTGCCGCCTTCCTGCGGCCTTGCCTGCTGACTTCTCACTGCCGCTGCCTGGTTCATGGCCACGTTCTGTGCAGTCTGAGCCATTGCAGCCTGCATGAGCTCATCATGATGGATTGCCTCATAGGCATTCTTCATTTCAAAGCCATTTGCAAGCATTTTCATAAATGTCGGGTTTCCCATTTCCGTTTCCAGATCAAAGGCAGGATAGAACTTTGCCAGCTCCTCCGCCTCCTGGTCCCATTTGGCAAATACTCTTGCTTTCTCCGCTTCCCTCTCCTGATATCTGAGCTGAGCTTCCGCCTGATTGGCTCTCTGCTCCATACTCTTCATCCGGCGGTACTGAGGGACAGTCATGTTTGCCTCTTCTGCTGCCGCCTGCCAGTATGCATCATCATTGTCGATGGCCTTGGACAGGTTCTCGATATCATCCGCTTCGATGCCGTATCTGCCGGCAATCTTCTCCAGCAGTCCTCTCTGGGCAGTAATGGTATCCTGCAGCGTCTTCTGGTCTCCCAGTCTCCTCTGGACTGTACTCTTTACCCTGGCATTATATGCATCTTTATATTCTCCCTTGATAAGAGCATCGAATTCCTTTGCTATCATCTCAGGAGTCCTCGTGACAGGTGCTCCGGGTTCCTGGCCGTCCTTTCCGTAGACAACCTGTGCTCCCGAATTCTCAGCGGCGGCCTGAGCTCCTTCGCCCGAACCTTCACCCTCAAAGAGCCGAAGGTTTAATTTGATTTTCTTCATATTCTCTCCTGCGGTCTTTCCCGCGCGTCTTAATCTACCGTCTCTCCGGCGTGTCTATCAGCGGTCTCTCCCGCGTGTCACTTTATTTTTGCATCAAAATTAATTAAAATCCCCCACCATATGAATCTGCTTCGGATATGCCTCCTGAAGCAGTCTTATGCCGGTTTCCAGGAAGGAAATCTGCCCCATGATAAACTTTCTTCTATTTGTCGGATAAATCACCTTGACCCGAAGATATCCATCTTCGATATCCTCATCATGGGTATATGTCTTTCCATTGTCCAAATCCCTTGCACACTGCAGGAATGTTTGTGACAACATGGATATAGCAGAGCAGAGAATATTACCTTCTCCTGCATTTATCTTTGCTGCATGACCTGAAAAAACGATAGTGTACTGTTCTGTTTCTCCTGTTCTGTACCTGCTTACTCTGATTTCAGTCATTATGATCTCGGAGACGCGGCTTCAGCCACTCTCGCCCTTGCCTTTCCGGCGGTCGAATTCTCCGCCTTATTCTGGATATTCCCCAGACTGTCTGTTACGGTTTCTCCTGCTGCCATAGGCTGCTGTGGCATACCCGGCATAGATACACCTGCTGCCGCCCGGAGAGCATTGGATAATCTGCTGTCTCCCGTGGTCTGTGCCAGCAGATCCGCAATTTTTATAGCTGTCTTCTGCAGATTCATGTATCTGTCGTACAGTGTTCCCTGCTGTGAGATCTTGGTCTTCAGCTCTTCCTTCCCGTCGAAGGACATCATGTCCAGACACATGAGTGCCTGGTCCACCATCTCCGGATTGAAGAATCCTGCACCGTAAAGCTCCTTTGCAAATTCATTCTGGGCAACCTTAGAGAACGGAGATGCCTTCTGTGGAGCTATATCGATATCGAAATATGGTTTTCTTCCTCCGGTCATGACTCCGAATTCATTTACCACTTTCTCACCGGCCAGCAGCCGATTATCAATGGACCTGAAATGCATCTCTCCACTCTCGCCCATGATGCGGTATACCCTCGGCACAGTGTAGAATTGCCGGATAAGCTCTATCTCCAGATAGATCACCCGCTCAAAGGCAGAGTAAGAGCCCTTGATCATGTCCCTGGAAAGTTTTGAGCCCGCCTCCTGCAGAGCCGCAATAGCAGATGCCGCGGTTACACCGGATGCTGTAGCACCCTGACTGAAGTCTCTGTTTCCACTCGTCTCCTTCAGCTCATCTATCTTGTTCTGTCTCACCTGCACTGCTATAGCCGGCAGATCCGGAGTGAGAATCGGTGCAAGTGCGTTCGGGTCTCCGGTATAATGCACGATATCCTTCGACAGGTCCCCGAACTCGTCCTCGTTGATGCCTCCGCCATCTTTTGACAGATACCGCGGTTTCGCCTTCATGACGGCATTCTTCAGAATAGCCTGGTCAAGCTTATCGATATACATCTGCGGGTCCCACATGATGTCAATATATCCGAAGCCTGCCGGCGAACCCTTCATCGGGAACATCACATCGAACACAAACGGATATCTCCCATGGGCATAGAATCCCTCGGCCATATTCGGGTCATTCTCGGAAGCATAGAGAAGGATTCCTTCGCAGTACTTCACATAATGCAGGACAGTCTTGATGACCGGAATATCCATAGGATTTCCGGAGTCAATGCGAATAGTCTTTTTGTAGTACCAATCGACTACTACAGTCTTTTCTGTGGTATCAATCTCATCCTCATAGACATACTTTGCATCGTAACCCTGCCAGGAGCCCTTCCCGATATCTTTCAGCTGCGGATATGTAGCTTTCAGGATATCTGTATCTACCAGGTCAACAAAGAACATATCCCTGGATGCCTCCGGATCTTCCACGCCCGGTTCCCAATAGAGTTTCAGAACGTCAACAGGTCTTACCTTCACATCTCCCAGGCCGTTATGAGCTGATACATCCCAGAAGACTCCATAGATACCTGTTCCGAATTTCACCTTGTCATAGACTTCCTTGCTGTAACAGTCTGTAAATCCGTTCTGCTTGTTGATGACAGGAATCACTTCACTCAGGATTACTGCAGTGTTCTTGTCGCTTTCCTCCTGCGGCAGGATGTTTGCATCAGGGAAGTTGTCCATGAAATCCGCGTGTTTGTTGATAATGCTATTAAACATCCAGGCAGATGCAGGCCGCGGATCATACTCGTTCTCAGACTTTGAGGCCATCTCATCCCAGCCTTTCAGCCTCCACCACTGCTCATCACTGATAACTCTTTGCTGCAGCTGCTGTTTTCCCTGCATAAACTTCCTCAGACGGGCATCAGCTCTGTCTATCTGCTCTTTGCCGATGATTCCGCGGAAAGCAGGCATTCTCTCCGGTTCTGATGTGATATATCCTTCTGCCGGCGGTTCTACCAGAGTCTGTCCTGCTGCCCCCGGAGGCAGTCTGCGTTCCTCTGGTCCTGCTGCCGACAGCATATCCTGTTCTACAGGCTCCCTGAGCTGTTCTGCCGGTTCCTGCAGCTGTTCCTGCGGAATCTCTGCTTCCCCTCTTCTCCTTCTTGCCATCTCATCCTCCTATACTCTGAAAAAGTAATATGGTTTCTTTTCGTCCTTGAAGAGATCCAGCGGGTCTTCCTGAGGAATCTCTTTTTTCATGTTCTTCCGCGGCGCTATAGGATGTTCCATCAGCACATATCTGCACTCGTCGTATATATGGTCTTCACCAGCTGTGTCGACATCCTCCACTTTCTTCTCGTCATATACCAGTGAAGGTATGGTCCTTATAAATCCCTGGCAGGTGTTGAATACATACAGCATGGCCTTTCCTTTCTCATCAAAGGCCAGCCGATAATGAAACTGCATCTTCCCGGCTAAGCGGGTATGATCCCCCGGTTCCCAGGATACAAAGCCTCTCTCCATCATTTCCGCGATGGACTCTCCCTTTGATTTCTCGAAGATTGCCGGGTCCGCTATCCTCCGGATGCATCTTCCCTTCAGGTTCGGGTCTGTAGCCTCCACCTCTTTGATCTTCCTGGCTATCTCCATAGGTTCATCCTGCACTCCCGTATTCGGCTGGTCCTTCATGCATCCGTACAGTTCCCGAATGCGGTATATACATCCGTTATGATCCACCGCATACCATCCGACGGAATATGGTTTTGAAAAGCCGAAGTCAAAACCGCAGTAGATGCTCCAGTCTTCCGGAATATCAAACGGTTCTATCACATGACTCCACTTCCTGGTCTGGTATCCTTCCGGATCATCCTTGAATTCCATGAATACCTGTCCTGAGAAGGAATCCCAGTCTCCATACAGCAGGGCCTGCCGCTCTTTGTATGGCATGGATGCCAGAGAAGCAAGATAGTTCGGGTCATTCTTCAGCAGAATCTCATTATCGAACACTGTGGACGGAATGAAGATCCGCGTCCTGTACAGCATCTTTGTCTTGCCATTCGGCATCCTCACTGACGTGACATCGACCTTTGTTTCATATGGCTCCATGGCAGTAATGAACCGCTCTTTTACCCATCCATGGCCCACTCCTCCAGGGTTTGCCGTTGCTCTTATATACGCTCTGGTTCCCGGCCCTGTCGGTCTATTACGGGAAAACAGGTAGTTGTACTCATCCCAGGTAAAATGTGTCAGCTCGTCGAATCCCACAAAGTCAAATGCTCGTCCCTGGTACTTTTTCCTGTCCTTCGTGTACTGCATACTGCCGAAGGTTATGGATGCCCCACTTGGGAATCTCCATTTGTGTTCACTGGAATTGTATTTCGCCTTCGGAAATGCCCTTGGATACAGGTCCAGCGACCTGTCAATTAATGCCTCCAGCTGTGGATATGTCTTCCGGAGTAACAATCCTCGATAATTTCGGATATGTACCTGCCGAAGAGCCTCGATAATGAGATAATCCGACTTACCGCCGCCGGCAGCGCCGCCATAGAGTCCTTCATCCTCCCCGCGGGACATCATGATCGCCTGTTTCATCTGGGGCTTCCAGATGCACGGATACTTAGACGTCGATGATGCTTTCATACTCCTTCTGCTTCTCCTTTATCTTCGCTACCGCGGACTTCATATCAACCGGAATTGCCGTGATATATCCCAGTCCTTCTGTCTCCCCGGCATCCGGCAGAGGAATCCGCTTCTGCTTCCAGTCATCCGGCATCTTATTGGTCAGATAGAAGATGATTGCCGCGGTATCCGGAGGGAATATGACGTCTTCATAAGCGTCCTTCAGCACTTCCTCCTCTTTCCGCTTCTTCCCGTTCTTGTCATATGTGACAACTTTGCATTTAATGCTCTTTTTCTTCTGGATCGTCATGCCGATAGCCCTGTTAAACAGGGCATTCTCGACTTCTATGTCTGCAACTTCTTTCCCCTTTTTTAGGCTGTCCGATATGTCCGAATACTTTTTCTTCCATTCATTCAGCGTAGACCGCGATATTCCTATGTTTTTTGCTATCTGCTGGTCAGAGAGTCCCCGCATGGCCCATCCCTTCAGGAGCATCAATTTGTCCGGATCCTTTGTCCATTCTTCATATTTTGCCCTCGCCATGCCTTCTCCTCCTTCCTGAGACCATTTTCTGAAAGATTTTCGATAAAATCCCCCACCACAAAAAGAAGCCTCAAATTTGAGGCTTCTGTGATGTCACTGTTCCGTTTTTTCTTCTGCTTCCCTGGGTTTATATCTGCTGGCCAACATATATGTTACGCTCTTTTCATCTTCGTTCAGCCAGCTGATAACCTCTTCCTGCTCCGACATCAGCTCCTGGTCTGTCACTTTGATTTCTCCGCCTGTCTTCCGCAGGAGAATTGCGATAAGCTTCTCCAGCATCATCACATTCAGCTCAGCTCTTCTGGCTCTGTCCCTCTGGACCAGACCGATTCTCTTCAGCTCCCGGCACTTAATCTCCAAGAACTCCTTTTGCTTTCGTAATGGTTTTTGCTTTTCTCCGTTTTTTTTCATATCTCTGCTCCATATTCTGGTATATTGCTTTGTAATACACGCAGCTCTCATATCTATCTGCACAAAACAGGTTGTAGTAATCGCTGCGTTCGTTCTTGTTCTGGAAAGACAGCATGTTCTTCATGTCGAAGCCCATGATATCCATGTTCTCACAGGTGATCGTAATTGTTTTCGATTTATTCTTACGGTTCATGCCGACAAAAAATGGACATGCCGCGCATCTTTCGTAATTCATCGTCCTGCTGCCTCGTTATATACCGCTTCACGTTCCCTGGACCGTACCGTGAGTATGCAATCGTTTGTCCCCATCAGCTCTGCCCAGTCAATTCTCTTTGCGTCCTCCCTGATGTTTGACCTGTGAAATCTGCAGATATTACATCTGCACTCTAATGAGCAAACCTTCATGCCGTCCTCCCTTCTTTGTCCCGCTGCCCGTTCCGAATTCAATGTTCTTTCGTAACAATCCTTATCCATGCACTGAATACATTCTCCAGCAGCGCCGGGTCTTTATACATTTCGAAATTCATGTTCGTTGCAATTTGCCGCGACAAATCCAGTGCCAAACGATGTTTTATATCTTCCACATCTTCCTCCGTTACCTCAGCCACGATCGGGACCTCAATTCTGCTTTTTAATACCATTGTGTCCCTTATGGTTGGAGTTATATGTTTCATATATCTTTCACATTCCTTCATGGCCTTCTCGGCCTTGGTTTTGTATATGAGTCGCATCACATAACCACCCGTCAGAATTCCAATGGCCCAGCAAGCCATAGACACAATCAATATCTCTTTCGTCATATTCGCTTCTTTCCTCCTGTCCTGCTGCCTATTTGTTACCCCATGATTCCAGCATTCTTCTCCATTCCCGCAAATCGATAGGACAATCTGTGAATTCATCATCCATAGCTCCGCATACTACAACGGTTCCCCGGATGATATCCTGCACACCTCCCTGAATCAGTTTGAAATTCTGAATCAGCGGAACGAGCTTCCCTTCTTCATTGCAGATAATAACCACATCTCCCAGCGTTATTGTCTCGATATAGCCTTCTACCCGTCTCTGCAGGGCTTCCAGGCTATTTGTCATTGTGGCCTCATGACCGTACCGCTCATCCGGTCTCTTTATGATGACTTTGATTTTATTCATGGTTCATCCTCCAGCTTTTCAATTTTTGGTGCCGGTTCCGGTCCGACCTGCAGGACATCTCCCCACCTGCTTTGTCCTCTCGCAAAGCGGATCGCATCCCAGATGCATTCCGCGATCATCATTTCATCTGTCTTCTCCCGCAGGTAGCCCTGTGGCTCAAAGGCAATGTTGAAGAATCCTCTCATGATCTCCTGCAGATGGTCTCTCCGGAGAATGAATGCATCGAAGGCTCTGTTGTGTTCCGGTCCCTCTTTGGGGAAGGTCCTTCCCATGAGGGCCATGTCATCACAGAAGTCCCTCTCCTGTCCCATACGGAGTCGAAAATATTCTTCCAGTGATATCTGCACAATCTTCATCTGCTCTTCTGTGAGCTCGACTCTATACTTCATGCTGGGCCTCCATCTCGTTGTGCTTTGGTGCATGAGGATGGATGAGGACATTCTGCCATTTCTTATAGGCATCCAGATACAGTTCGTCCTTATCTCCGTTATATGTCAGTTCATAGTACATACCGTCAGATACTGTGGTGCTTACCATGGCTTTGTGATTCTGCAGCGTCTTGCACATCCACACAATAAACACATTGTCTTCTGTGATATTCCCGTTTTTGTCCGTGCTGTCTTTTCTCACGTTAAAGTAATTAACTACGGATTCCTTGCACAGCTTCATGAATTCATCATTTGTCATCTTTCTTTTCCTCCTTTTCATAGCCCAGCCCCAGTTTTTCATTGAGTGCTGCGACTTTGGTCTTATACCACTCCATCCCTATGCTCTTTACATAGTCTGCTCCCTCTTTTGCCTTCACGATGGCAGAGCATCCTTCGTAATACTCTATGGTTTCCAGTGCTGCATGGATAGCTCTGCAGTACTCCTCCAGCTCTTCGTAGAGCTGGGAGCTGCTCTCGTCCCAGAGTTCATCCTTCAGTAGACTTTCTTTTTCCTTGCAGAGATACTCTAAGCATCTCCTGATATCGTCTTTATAACTCATACTCATTCGCTTTCCTCCCTATACGGCTCCGGCAGGGGCATCCAGGCCGTCGCTTCGGTGCATATTTCGTAGCCGCTGTCTAAATATGACCCGCCGTCCTCATAGTATTCGTCATAATTCACCCACCGGCGTCCGTCGATCTCGATGGTGACTAGAATCGCCTGGCCGTCATTCGGCAGCTTGCAATCTAATATGTCATCCATGTCAGGATGCATTTCCTTTTCTTCTTCCGTCATCGGTCTCGACCTGAATGGAATCCACCTCCTGGAATTAATGACTTCAATGGCCCTCTGCATCTCTTCTTCGCTCTCGCAGTGAATCGTAATATCGTATGTATCGTCATAGGCCCTTGCGACACCATCACCATCGAAATATATCATCAGGTCTTTACTCATCTTCTCCACCTCTCTCATAACCAAAGATCCACCTCCGGAAACTCCAGTCTCTCCGGAGACACCACCCAGACAAACCCGAATTTCTCATTCTCCCACCGTTCCAGAGTCGCAGAAGACAATGTACAATCTCCCCTAAGTGCTGCGGTCGCAAGCACCCAGTCGTACCAAAAGTCATCCGGCATGGCTTACATTATCTCCTTCCTGTGCTGCCGAATCCTCCCCTGTCACCGTTTCCCAGTTCCGTTACAGTCTCGAATATAACCGGGTCCTGGTGCCGCAGGATCCGAAACTGACATATTCTGTCGTTCTTCCGGATAAATGTTGCCCTGGTAGCATAAGCAGGAAAGTGCCATTCATCATTGTCTCCGCAGTAGCTTTCATCGATCACCCCGATAGAGTTTGCCATCAATATTCCGAAATGCTTAAATGTGCTGCTTCTGGGAGCCACGATAGCTTCATATCCCACCGGCAGTTCCATAGCTACACCCAGTGGAATCATCCTGTATTCCCCTTTTTCGATATGGACATCCTCCGCCGCCCGGAGGTCGATCCAGTCTCCCTGGGATATCTCTTTTACAGGATCGATATCCGGTGTAAGATATTTGATTCTGATTCGTTTTGTTTTTCTAAGCGCTTCTTCCAATGCAGCTTCAGGAAACAAAACATTCACACGTCTTTGCACCTCGTTATCTATGTTAAGCAGCTCAACCTTTTTCATATTCAGTCCTCCACCCAGCGGAATATGTTTGCGTACTTTATTCCGTTCTTCAGACACGCTGCATGACTTGCCATGTAAATATCTATATGTTTTCCTCGGACACCACGGTCTTCCACGATATATTCCCCGAATCCAGGGATCAAGATTCTTGTTCCCAGCGGCAGCGAACCGCAGGCTACGGTTCTGCCTTCTGCCGGCATCGTGCCGGATGCTGTCGGTCCTCCGGACCATTTCCCACAACATTTCCTGCAGTTACAGTAAAATGTCAATGTATGCTGTCCCAGCTGAACCCAATGTCCCTTTGGCATCTGCTCCATAAGTAATTCGGCAGGATCCTGCTGCCTGGTTTCTTCTCCTGTATCGGACCGAACCTCGACCGGAGTCTCACCAGCGATGCACACAATCGGTGCTCCTGCTGCCGCAATCAGAAGTCCAAGGATAATTCCGGCTCAATCACAAAACTTGTGGGATTTAGGGTTCCGGACATAGTCCCGTCGGCTCATGTCAAATAGCTTCAGGAAGAAGTATTCGTCATCCGGATAG